TCGACTTATACAAACTAGGAGCAGTTCCTCCAGCTGTAGTCACATTACCTTGAGCAGAGTTGATTGCATTTGACCACTGCTCCATGGCATTGCGAATAGCCATGTCTTCATCATTGATAATCGTAGGTGCCCACTCAACATAAGTGCGGTTACCAGCAATTTTTACCTGACGACCGAAGTAAGGAACTTCGATAACGCCAAGAGTTGATGCTGGTACTTGAGCAGCTTTTACCATAAATGGTACTTGCGCATCAGCAACACCGTTGATTGGATTAGTAATCTGGACCTGGAAAAGTGAGGCTCTAGCGCCACCACCTTTCAAAGCTCCAGAGAACTCATTTACATTAAACGCCATTTTCGTATCTCCCGATTCTATACGTTATATTTATTACACTCGACCAACTACTTCAGAGAATTCTACACCGCTACGAACCGCAACGAAATTCAGCTGAATGAAGTTGATAGAACGAGCTGGTTTGATATAGATATCGCCGATAAATTCATTTCGGTCAATAACTTCTCCAGTATTGTTAGATCCGTCACATACTACTTGGAAGTCTGTAATACCACGTCGACCTTGTACGTCACGTAGGAAAGGAACAACCAAATTAGTGAACTGGCTACGAGTAAACTCATCGTTAAATTCAAACAGAGTAAACTTAGCAGCAGTCGCAATAGCTTTTTCGAGAACGATAAACAAGCGACGAACATTGATACGATCAAAGGCAGATGGCTTGCTTAGCAACGTCTTATCGCCAAACAACACAGTACCCTGTCCAGGTTGAGTGATAACTGGGTTAACACCTTTCTTGTACAGTTGATCACGGTCGCCCTTTCCTGGGTTGTAAGCCAACTTAACAACATTCTTCATGTTGCCACGGTTATAACCAGCAGGTGAGTACCATGGGTCACGAGTCAAGTCAGTTTGAACCATAAGACCAGCAGTATCAGCATTTAGTGGGACCCAGCGGTATACATCGTTGTACTTATCGTACTGATATTTCCAACCAGAATCCATAACTGCATATGAAGTTGAAGATAAGCTGTCACGGAATTCGATAACATTATCTCTTGCATTGATACCAGCATTTACAACATCAGCCTTCTCAGGAGAAAGAACCGCAAGACAATCTTTACGAGATTCAGCAATATCAATTAACTTTAACGCTAGAGTTTGATCAGCGTTACCGCCTAATAAGAAGGAAACGTCAACGTCTTCAGCATTCTTAAATAGGTCATAGCCAGTGATCTTTTGAGCAGCGGTTAATGTGGTTGCCTCATCACCATCAGTAGCATCCTTACCACCAGTAAGGCGAACGCCACGTGCCAGAGTTGAAATAGTAGCATCTCCAGTTCCGCCAAACGCAGCATCAACTGATGCAGATATTGTTGTACCAGCGTTAGTGAAGATAGCGCCATCAAAAGCAGCAACATATTGAGACTGTGTATTAAGTACATTAAACCAGAAGTTACCTGCGCCTTGCTCAGTTTTAGCATCAGAGGCAAGGGAAAGACCGTTATACGCCTCTAGGATTGAACCAGCAGTACCGCTGAATTCACCACCCGCATCAACAACAACTACGTGGATCTCATCATTTGCAGAACCATTAGCCAAAGCATAAGCAGAAGATCCTGGAGCCGTGTCGAACACATCAGAGAATTCCCAGTGACGAACAATTGCCGCAGCATCGGCGCCAAGTATAGAAACATCATCACCCTTATATTTTGCTTCTAGGGTTACCAGTACATCATCAGATGCACCATCTGCATCAAGGTCAGATGTAGCAGTGGCGATTGCTTTAATTTTAATTCTTTGCTTTTCAGCGCCAAGCTCTACAATATCACCAACCGCTAATTCTGCAGAAACAGATGCTACATTAGTGCTTAAAAGGTTTAATTGGTCACTATTTCTGTCAATTTCATATTCAAAAGCAATAGTGCTTGAGCTGTAGTCAACTGAATCGCGACATACAGAAATACGCAAAGAGTTACCTAGTGCTCCAGGATACTTACCGAAAAAGAAAGAACCGCTAGTTGGGGCTGTGGTTGGCCAGTCAGTGCTATCAGCGCCTTGCTTAAACAAAGTAGCGTCTGCTAATACTTGGGCAGAGTTTAACGCACCAGTCGGGGTCTCGCGAACCACATACAGGGCATTACCATATGATAAAAAGTTTGCTGCTGTGAAGAAATCCTCAGCAGTATTGGTGTTGGGTTTTTGGAAAATGTTTACAAGTCGATCTTCCGAATCTAGTAGTACACGTGTACCAGCTGGACCCCAACGGAATTCGCCTACTAAACCACCTTCTGTGGTTGCTACGGCAGGCACTACCGTTGTGAGATCAATCTCACTTACATTAACTCCAGGACTTACTTGGAAAGGCATTGCTATTCTCCTTAAAAAATAGAGTTTTTATAGTTATTCAACTGATGATATTTATAAAAACACGATGTTTAGTAATTATCAAAGTTCCCATTGGTAACATAATCGCTGTTACCAAACGGATCTTGCGTAGGATATTCTATAATGTTTTCATCTGGTATTCCGTCATCATGGAATCCAAATGGTAATAAATTGTCCATCATCTCTTTATCAGATTTCTCTTTAAGCTCAATCAGTGTATTAATGTCTGTAATTTCTTTAAAGTATGCTTGATCAGACAACCAAGCAAATAAAACAAGGCACATGACCAGATCATCATGCGCACCCGACTCAGCTTCAAACGAATTTCTTTTCCTTGAAAATGTAGATAATTCTTTTATCGTTTGAAAATCATTTATTATCAACTGGTCTTGTTCAATTAAAAGTTTTAAAATTGAACAGCCAACCGACTTAACTGTTTTTGTTGTTCTTATACCCTTATCACAACGCTTACTGTACCCAGCAGATATTCTCTTACCAGATCTTCCTGCGCTTTCGGTGAATAGTATGTTCTCATACTCAAACTCAAAATGCAGTAATTCTGCAACCTGTTCACCAATATCATTAATTTCTATCAGAGTTGTTGCGTCATTATAAGATTTACACGCTCTATATATTACTTCGGCATATTCTGCTGGAGTGATATAGTTATCTCTATACACACAAACTTGTTTATATGGCATTTCAGTTACATCTATAATCTGAAATGCGGAATAATCTAATCCTTTACCACGAGAAACGTCAACAACGCAAGCGTATGCTCTACCATCTTGTTGCCTTTCATACTGTTTCATCGTACCGTTATCTATAGCTGGTTCTTTAGTTACCATTGATTTTAGCTTACTGCCTTCGATCAATGTACCCGAACTCCCTAGAAACTGACACTCATATTCCTGAGAAAACTTTTCGTAATCAAAGTCCATTGCCTGTAGAGTTTCTAGCTTCCACTTATCATCTCTTCCTGGAACATCCTTCCATAAAACTTCGACAAACTCATAACCATTAGTTCCTTCTCTTGCGCCTTCGCATGTTTTGTAGAAGTGATTCAATCCGTTTGGGGTTGACGTTAGTAGAATCTTAGTAGTATCACCAGATGATATTGTTGGGAATACAGAAGCAAAGAACTCATCCCAGTTTTCAACAAACGCAGTCTCATCAATATACAGGAACGATACCGACTTACCACGAATACCAGATGAAGAAGTCGCAGCAGCAATAATCTTGCATCCGTTTTCAAACTGAACCGAACCCTTGTTCCATTCAACTACGCCTTGTTGCATCCACTGCGGTAATGCTTCGTATGCGATTTTAATTCGGTCTAGAATCTCACGAGCAGCATCACCTTTGTTAGCTAGGAGAGCTACAGTTTTATGTTCTTGGAAAAGAATAAAGTGTAGGATAACCGCCACGGCAGTTGTAGTCTTACCAGCCTGCCTCGAAGTTACAACAGCAGCACGTCTATTATGGGATATCTTTTGTATAATCTCACGCTGATAATCATAGAGATTCATGGGTATTAAACCATGGTCAACATGTACTATCTGAATATACTTTTCGGCAAAGTAGATAGGGTCTGAGGAACATTTAATAAATTCCTTTACATGATCATGCTCCCACTGTATCTGAACGCCTTTGCGCTTTAGGAGTTGATTGCCGTTGTATGTTTCACTAGCCACGTGGAACTACGCCCTCTTCCCACAACCTTTCCCTGTTGGCAAGGTGGGCTTCTTTAATGTCATCTTTACTTTGCCCATGATATTCAACAGCATGACCTTCCTCAATCATAACTTTAGTAACTGGTCGCCAAGAATCAGTATCATAACAGTACACATCAAAGTCGCCAAGAATACGACCAAATTTCCCCTTCATGTCCTCCCCAGACTTACTCACTTGCGTTCTAAGGACTGATGTTTTTCCGAGTAACCCTTTGAGTCTTTCTTTTGCAGCTAAACCGAACTTCTTTTCGACCAAATCTCGAGTTCTAGATTCAGGGGTATCAATTCCCATAACACGGACACGCTCATCACGCATCCAGACACCAAACCCCAGATCAATATCTACGTCGACTGTATCACCGTCAACCACTTTTACCACTTTACATTTATAATCATACATCTTCGTTATCGCCTTTAATTAATTTTTGTAACTCAGAAGTGCTTCCTACGAATAATGCGTTGGTCACGCTATTTGGACCTTTCTGCTCATCTTCTTTTCTGAGAGACTTTACTTTCTTTTGTATTTCGAGTAAATCTTTGTTGGCATCAACTAGCGTCTTAGTCAATTGCGAAACGACCTCAAACGCTCTTGGGTGCTCACTAGCCTTTGCTAAATGTACTAGTTCGTCAAGAGCGGAACTGCCCTTCTCAATAACATCGTAAAGGTTTTCTCTTGCGTATGTGTAATCTTTTGCTATATCGTCGGGCAGGTCAGTTCTTTCTTCTCGAACGATTGGAGGCTTACTATCATCTACCAATTCAGACTCTACATCAAATATTTGATTCAAATTGTCTGTTACTATATTTTTCATAATTAATGCTCATATTATTATCTTGTTTCACCATCGAAAAAGTCTTCACTATCGAACGCAAACCCGAAATCAGAATCAGCTGATATAGTTCCTGGGGAAACGCTATCGGCTGATATTGTAGTTGGCGATCCATCTGCCAATAGTCCAGGTGTCAATACCAACCGCTTATTTGGACCCTCAGCTGCGTTCACCAACGTATCGCCAGAAGGTATGTTAAAGTCAACAACAGTTCTTTTAATAGTACCCTTATTAGAAACTGGACCGAAGATATAACCCTTGACGACAAAGTTAAAAGAGTATATAATAGCTCTGCGAGTTTGAAAATCTGCTTCATATGTATCTTCAATCGTCATCCCTTGAAGTACCGTTGGGATATCATAGTATTGATCTATCTCTGAAACCAACTTCACGCTATGTGTAAATTCTGGTCTGAAGTATGGCAATATCTGCTCAACAACCTGAACCGCATCTTCATTGTTAGTAAACATAGCCGATAACGTAATACTTATATCATAAGGAACAGGTGTAAATTGTGAACGCAGAGTGCTACTACTATCACCATTAATAGAAGTATTTCTCTGCATCTTATTAAGAGTTCTGGTTGGGGAGTATGCCATATCAGTTACTTCAAATGACATTCTTGGCAACTGAGTTGCTACTTGCCTATCCAGTCCTGGATCTTGATTCAACCTAGCAAGGAACTTTTCTTTTGGACCATATGCTATCGGAACTCTAATCCCCTGTACTCTATTTCCTTGCTTGTCATAACGAACAACATCAATATCGTTAAACATTGAGCCAAACATTATAATATATTTTCGGATTGCTCCGTGATAAAAATGACCGCCAAACATTACCAACTCTCCCCTTCGCTAAATGGGTTCATCTCGCTGAAGTCTATGAAGTCAATAGCACCAGATTTATATTGCTCATTAGTTGCACCTGTATCGCTATCTTCAGGCTTTTTAGCCACCGAAGCTTCGACGGTAATTAGTTCGTCGTTTTCAGTATTCAGGGCAGAACCATCTTCTAGTAACAGTTCCTCTAAGTAATCGCCACCATAAACATCTTCAATCGCATCAATAGCGTTGATGCCAGTGTCAATTCGTTCATGACTATACTCAAACAACTCGCAACGAAGGTCATATGTCTGTAACGACCCCATCTGATAAAATACAGATTCGTGCTCAACAAACTTCACTTCAAATACTTTATTATTTAACGGGAAGTAAATTAAGTCTCCCTCGGCAGGTCGACCAATATCTTTAGTTGTATCCTCAACTGATATTTCTTCACCAAATCTTCTTTGTGATACTGTAAGAACCATTTCGTCACGGATCTCAACATTAAACTTGGAAAGGAAATCGCCTTCACCCTCAAACCCATCAACTGACTTGATATACATTTCTATCATATATGCATGATCAAACTTAGATAGTGTGTCTTCACCAAATATCAAATCTTCAGCGACAAGCGTTCTTGGCATATAATAGCAATCAACCCCATAAATTTTAATTGATTCGATGATCAAATCTTCTATAAGGTTTTGTTCGCCACTAAGCGAATGGTTGTTAAAATACAAGTTTGTAGTTGGCATAATCTAGCCTATCATATCCATGGCTGGCATGGAGAAATTCTTCTGTACTTCTTCTTCGAGTTTTTGTATTTCTTCGGTCGCTTCTTGCCAAATCGTTTGACCATTAAATGTCACACCACCTGGAAGTTGCATTCCTTCAAACTTTTTAAGGTTTTCGCCCCACTGCCTTTTTATCAGCGCAGTTGTATATTGACGTAGCCACCAATCGCCCCAAACGCCCGTATTCACGCTTGTGTCTAAGACTTGGTAGCATTCGACAATAATATAAGTCCCAACTGGTGCTCTTAGTTTCCAGTCCATATCAATATGAATCTTATCAGTATGGCGGTTATATCTTAATGGTTGCTTGCCCACAAGAATTTCTTCAAGCATAGCAATTCGTTCCATTGAAGCTACATAGTTTTGTAGTTTCTCTCCAGCCCAATCGTGGACTTCATTTAGAGTTATTTGGTATCTTAGATTGAATAGGTTATTTGCCTGTAATCCAGTTCCTATTGGGAAGATATTAATAACACCAGTTATGGTATCTGGAACTGTGATATATCCATTGTCGATATCTGTTTGGGTGACTTGGTGTTTTCTATATGTACGCTCGGTGCCGTCATAGTGATAATCGCGATAGAACGCAAGAGCATCATCAATTCTATCGTCAACTTGATCATCATCAACATTAATTTCTACGACAGGCGCACCAAGTCTACGAAGGCAATATTCTTTTAATTGTGTTCTAGATGCGGGGTTCGCCATATTAAGAGTCTCAAATTAGTTTATTCTGACTCTATTTATAACAGCTGGAACCTGTGGGGTTAGCCCCATAATGCCTTTGCTCGAATTAGTCGCCTAGCGGAATTGCTACTTCCCTTATATTCTGCCTGAATGTTAAGAACAGTGTAATCCCTAGTTGCAGCATCATGATAGAATCTAAGTTGGTATTCGTAAAGCCCCCCTGAGTTAAGTCGCACCAAGGCGGTCTTGAAATTACCGTTTGAGCCACGTTGGTAAACTCCAAAAGCACTGACGCATCTAGTTCCGGAACCAAACTCTTCCCCTGCGAAATCGCTTGTCCCATGTGCTCCATATTGCCAGCTATCTTGTGGAACCATAGTTTTGGGGGTTATATCATGAACCTGGCCAGTCCATTCGCCCTGATTTCCTTCACGCACTCCGTTGCTAGCAACTGTTTCGCCATGCTTATATTCATAGCTTGCTGGGTTCGATCCATTTTTTTCTGTCATTGCAAGAACCACCCCATGACTATCGTCCAGGGAAGCGTAATAATTTTCTACTCGCCACCTCGATCTCATTGACCTTATATACTGGACATTTCCAATATCAACCACGAATTTGTGTGTTATGCTTCTTGTAAATCCGCTTCCTGGATACGTCCTGTTAGAAAATTCCCTGACATTAGAGACCATTATGTGCAACTTACCGCCATTGTAGTTGTAATCAGTTTGTATTTCTGTATGGGCACGGCAAGGCGATATTACGTATCTAGAATTTCCCTCTGATGTGACGTGGAATGGTCCTGAGGCCAAGGATAAAGTAAGCCCATCATCATAGCTACCACCAGCGATATCCGAATCGTAGGATCCAGTATCCCCGCCACTGAAATGGGGTGTGGCATCCCAATCAGCTAAAGTTGTTCCGTGATTTTCCCAATCGTAGCCCCCCATATCTTGAATTGAATATCCGCCATGAGTGGAATGGGCGAATGGATCGCTAATCCCAATAAAACCTTTGTATAATATTGCCGTTTTGCATAGAGAATGGTGACTGAGTCCTTGATAGTATGTACCGCCATCTGGGTCTTCGCTTTGATAACGAGACCACGAATATCTTATGAGCTCATCGTGTATCGATGGATGGGCTTCAATAGCCTCATTGACTTCAGTTTCGATTCTTGTGTAGCGTATGTTGGAGCTTGGGACTGCCATAAAATCATTCTCTAGAGCTTGTTTACTCTATTTATAAAACTTTGTCAGCCTTTCATAAGCGTTGTGTAAAGATTTTTCTGATGAATTATTCGGAAGGTCAATCAACCCCTTTTCTTCCCCATTAAAATATTCAAACTGCCCGTTAGTTCCAAACTTTAAAACATTTGGGCTGTATGGGTATGGGTAATCTACAGTTAGTAAAGGCAAATCGAGCTGTTGTATATTTCCTTCTTCTTCCATCTTATAGACTTCATTATTGTATTTTTCCATCCACGCCCAATCCTTTCCTTGATTGACCTCATTAAATACAGTTCCCGGAGTTCTTTGGTCGTAGATATATGTTGGTTGCATTTCATCATTACACCTAATATCTAAATCTTCTGTTACGTGTCTATGTTTAAGTTCGAAGTAAAAAATAGTATCTTCCCCAACAATTAAGTGTTCTGGGAATCTGGTCTTCGCTGCTTCCTTGCCGACCCACGTGACCCTACAATGCGCCTCGTTGGCTTCGCAATATTTCTCTTGTAGTCTATAAAATTCATGATGCCACTTTCCTTGCTTCTCAGCCATTTCTTGAGTGCATCCCATAGCACGTAGATTACCAACAACGTCTGACTTACGAATAGAATCCCAATTAGCTGTGAAGAATTGAATAACTTTGTATGGTATATCCTCGAGCCTCAAAGTCGTGTGGTTTACACCTTTCTCCGCCATCAATTCATAGTCAGCCATTGTTGATATTTGATTCTTCAAACAAATGGCTTGTGGTGGGTTGTGTTGTTCAGCAACAGCTTGATACATATAAACGCCATGAGGAGTCAAATAATCATCACCGTCAATCATGACCATATAATCATTATCGCTTTCAGAGAATAGTTCTAGCATGCGGTTCTTACCATATGCTGGCGTTCCGTTAGATTCAGTTATATGGTATTCAATTCCTTCTTCTTCGCACCATTCTGTTGCAGCTTCTATGTGCGCATCGCTTAATGAGTTGATAACAACAACCAATTGGCTCTTTGGTATGTTACTATACTCTGGGTCAATGTGCCTTCTTAGTGCTGGCATTTTACTCGAAGTCAATACATAAAACTTCATCTTATGGTTATGGGCTTCGCCGCAATCACAATTCATTTAATTTATATCTCCATTATATCTAGACGACCACATAGTAAGGCTATATTTTACACCTTTAGTTAATTCTGAACATTCATGACCATGAGTCACTTGCCCTGGAAACATAATCGCTTTACCAACAGGAACGTGCTCATTAGTTATCCCTTGTCTGGGGAATTTTAAAATAGCACCCTCATAATCGTCATTTAGTTTAACTGAACCTGTAACCAAACTGGCATCAGTATGTAACCTTAAACTGGTTTGTGTATCAAGAGCATATCTCATGGCAAATGCATCGCGAAGCCCATACATCTCCATCGGCTTCCAAAACCTTTCTATATGCGGATATAAGTTCCGTTCCCAATGGCTTTTCATCTCATCCCATAAACCAAGTTGTTTTATTCTTATCTCTTGGGCTGGGAACTTGTCGCCTTCCATCCCTTTCCAATTACCATGCTTTTCAGAAAGTTCTATCATTCTTTCGCATTGGTCTTGAGTCATGAAGTCAACTATGAACATATCCCGATCGATTATATCAATTCCATTATATATAGGAATAAATAAATCAGGAGATTTTGAGATAACCTTACTCGATATTTTCTCTAACTTTTCCTTTGCTTCGTCGCCACCATTTCCGTGATATATACAAGGTCTGCACCCAGTACTGTTATTAGCAAGT